ATGTTTTCTAGACCACATACGATTAACACCTTGACCATAAGTTTGATCATGTCTAGCACAAGCAAGAATCAATAAAGTACCATGTTCAACGAAAGACTTAGAAATAATATGTTCACTCTTACCAGACACAGAATTAGCACCAGGCATACCTAACTTAGAAGTAGCATCAACAGTACCACCAGTAGTCTGTAAAACTTGATCAACATTAATATGTTGTCTGAAATGACCTAATAATTCAGGACGTTGTAAAGAAGCATCTGGAGCAGTTATTCCAAAATGGCCCTTTAGGATTTCCCAGTAGCGGGTTCCGTACAGCATTATTGTTATCCTACAGGCTTTTTATCCTGTAGTTCTTACACTTACTTACTCGTGTAAGGTCAGCGTACATTTTCACATATGTGTCGCGCACTCTTGGAAGGATTATATTTATTCACCTTCTACGCGTTACGATATCCTACAACCTTACGCAATTTATAGGATTATCTCGGTATTGGCATCTAAGCGTTCACCGATATTGCGCGATTTATAGACGCCCTGTAAAAAGGTTGAGCGTCTTTCTCTAAGAATTTTTGATATTGGAAAGCAAATCTTAATTGATTAATTGTAGCAGCAGTAGCACCACTTAAATCAGCAACAATCTTACGATAATCATTAGATCCTTGAATCACATCAGATGTATTAACACGATACATTTGATTAAAACCAGATAAAACAGAATAACCTGTACCAGTACCTGCACGATAGTTAACAGTACTTCCAGCTTCAGTTGACTGTGCAATAAAACCAACAGGAGCAGTAGAGCCTAAAGGTAAACTAACAGGACTACCTTTTTGTGCATACGGTAAAGCTCTTGTAAAGTAATCAGACTCTTTAGCAACAGTTCTCAAAGCAGAGCTATAATTTAAAGAAGCACCACCAGCACTTGGATCATTACCTAAATGATAACCACCATTACCAGTAGCAACACTAATTGGAGCTATAATATTTTGATCTCTAAACCACTCATTATAAATCAAGAAATAAGCTCTACCAGGTAAACAACTTACTTTTACAGAATAAGAATTAGATGCAGTAATAGGTAATCCCATATAATCACCTAAACAACCGACAGTAATTCTATTAGCAGTACCAATTTCATCATCAGGGAAAGTAGGTTCTGAAACAGCACCAAATGATGAAGTGTTTTCACCCATAAACTTCTTCCAGTCATCCCAAACTAATCTATTAGGAACGAAGAAAGCATAATAATCAACATAAATATTGTCCATAATAGGAGCAATAGGGTTGCTCATACGAATAAGAGCAGCAAGATCCATAGAGACAGTATCTCCAGGTAAAATATCAGCATCAACATAAATAGGAACTAATTGACCTAAATTAAATGAAGTTTTATGTTGAGAAGGACGTTTAAACTTAGATCTAGAAATACTAACACTAGGAGTAATAGCAAAGTTTTTTTGATTAGCCATAATTAATCTCCTTCTTTTTTAGCTGGATTAAGAGCTTCTAACTTACCAGCAATATATTTATCTATGACGTCTTTTGATAAACCATTAAGGAAACCTTCAATAGTAGTATGAGAACCTTTAAGTTCAGGATCTAAATTAGCAAAGGCAGCTTTAGCACGATCACCTAAAGTAAGAGCATCAGCTAAAGTATCAGGAAGTTCAGAGAAATCATCAACTTTCTCGCCAATTTGAGTATTGTAATTATCAATAGAATCACCTTGTAAACTTAAGGCTTTAATATAAGCTTCAACACCAACGCAATCAGCCTGAGCATCTAAAAACTCATGGATATCAATTTTCTTAACAATATAATGGGTATCAGCAATACCCAAATCATTACCGTCATCATCTTTTTGACCAGTAGACTTAAATACAACTTTCTCTTGGATATCATAATAATACTGATCAAAATCAGTCTGTCTGGAAGCTTCAACAGTTTTAGTAAATGGAGACTCAGGCACTTTCTCTTTCGCCATTTTGTTCTCCAGACTTAGCACCAATGAAACTAAGACAAATACCTTCTAACGATCCAACGAATTCATCAGCAGGAACGATAACAGCAGACTTAGTATCAAAAGTACCAACAAAATACGCATCAAACTCCTTATAAAAATTAAGAGAATCTACAGGTTGAGATGCTAATGTACGAGCTAAAGATTCAATATAATCCTTAGTCTCACAATTTTCAGCCACTGGGCGTTCATAAATCCCAGATAAACGGTTTTTAAGCGAATAAAGATTTAAAATCATAATCTAATACCACCACGTTGAATAATTTGACCAGGAATATTCTTTTTGTTTGTAGCCATAGCGGTTTTCTTAAAGATTTTCTTATCTTTTCTAGCACTTACACGACTTCTACTTTTCATAGCGTTTTCTCCTTTTTCTTCTCAGGGAGAGTTAAAAGATACTCTACAACATTTCTAACAGTCTTTTCATCATACATTTCACCTAAATAAGACTTAGCACACTGTAAAACATACAACATTTTTTCAGATCCAACAGTGTATCTCTTTTCGGCTTCTAAAATACGATCACACAAATAGCTAACTAAACCAACATACTTGATTTGCGGCTTACGTTTAAAAACTAAAAGTAAAACCAACTCAATAAGACCAATAGCGAGAGTAGCAATCCATTTCCAATTTTCAATTAAGAAATCCATTAACTTAATCTCCTTTTCAAACGATTATATTTTTCTCCAATTAACTGTTCTTGATGAAGAAGATACGCTTCCATAGTAGGTATGTTCTGACGCAGAAGCTCAGAAGCGACAGACAACTCACCATTAGAGATCCTTTTCTCCTTCAAGTCCTGTAGTACATCAGGATTAATTTTCTCTATCAACTTATCAAAATAACGAAAACTAGAGAAACTATAACGTCCTTCAATAGGCGCATAAATACGATCGGTAGCAACAAGAGAATCATAATGTTCTCTAAAATAAACTTCTCCAATTCCTGGACGTCTACTCATAAAACTAAACTCTGGATTCATTCTAACGATTCCAAAATCTTTAATTTTTTTATTACAATACCTAGCGACATAAGCGCAGCTATTAAAAGACAAATCACCAACACTAACAAATCCAAAAGGCCACAATTTATTAAGTTCCATAGACTTGTAGTAAAATCCACCATATGGACCAGGAGCTACTGGAATAGCATCTTCAGGCATAAAGTTAAACAGGATAATATGATAGTGCGGCCTATCATAGGAGGATCCATATTCACCACAACCATAATACCTAATACCTGATCCATAGGTATTTCTCAAACGTTTAATAAACTTAAAAATATCTTTTTTACAAAGTCCACCTTTAGGAAGACATTTATTGTTATAAGTAAGAGTTAGAAAACAATTTTTTTCATATTGACCAGCTTCTAAACAGCATCTGATCGCCCAACTCTTAGTTCTTTGTTCAATACATGAATCACATTTTCCACAAGGAATCTCTATATAATCATCACCATACTTAGCACGAAGCTCTGGATAAGTCATAGCATCTTTAAATTGATGCAAAAACTTAATTCTTTTACCAGTCTTTGTATCAGCGGGAACAAGAACAGCAGGTCTAGGATTAGTACAACTCATAATAAATGTAATTGCTCATAACTCTGAACAGGAATTAAAGAACAATCTCCTTCATGAAAATAAAATGTAGAACCTTCATCAACCAAGACCATATCTTTACCATTAATCTCAGTAATAGTCATGATTCCACCTTTAGAACCACCAACACGAACACGTTGACCAACTCTATAATTTCTCATAACAAACCTCTAATTAACAAACCTAAACCAAGACCAATAAAACAAGCCAACATTGAAAACAAGAAAATAATTAACCATTTACAAAACTTCTCTAAATCCATAATTAAACTCCTAATTTTTCACAAAGCTCAGCGATAGTAGTGGTGGAGTAGTAGTTTTTTAGAGCATTGTACGCACAACGATTTTTAGACATTGATTTACCTTTTCTCAATTTACAAAATAATGGGAAAAATAATTGATAAACTTCTTGATTATCTAGATCACACATAATTTGATACCAATCAACACGTCTTCGCATACACTACAACTCCTATATTTCAAATATAGACCATAGCGCATAATTTCCATTATGTAAACATAATGTATTTTTACACGTAGGCACTACTAAGAATATACTAACATAACAACATATATCATACAACCAATACTTATCAGTTAGTCTCTAAAATATACTACCTAACTATACGTTCTAAATAAATACTCATTTTATCTTTTTAATGAATTAGTTATTCTTTTTTGATATAAATAACTATGCTTTTTCTTTTGCATGAAGTAGTGTAAAAAAAGTCAAGACTTGATTTTTACATAATACTATGATATGGGACGATAGCGTTTTAGCTAGATTATGTGACCTAAACGCTATACTTACGTATATCAAGTTAGACGAGTTTTAACCAAACTCTATGAGCGGCTTTTTCAGCCACTCGGCACACTTAAATCAAGTATTACACGTGTGCCTACGCGACCCCCTGATTTCCCCCTGATCGTAGGGGGAGTCTTCTGAATCCAACGAGATTAACAGTTAGGAAGGATCTGCCGCCTTCCTAACACTAACCAGGCTAATCTTTTCGCTCTGCGCTCAACCTTATTACGCATTATTTAATATTATCAAGATGCTATTTATTTAATGCGTTTTAAGGTATCGCTTAGAGCAATTAAAAAGAGCCTGTAGTGAATAAATCACAACAAGCTCTTAAAGTGCTTAAAGCACATATACGCTAATTAATGTTTTGCTAAGAACATCCTTAATGCTGTAGCAATAAGTCCAGCAGCCATAGCCAACTTATTATTAGCCATATTAGCTTGACCAGAATTACTTTGGGCGGATGATCCAGTAGGAGTAGAAGCACCGCCACTAAAATTACCTTGTAAACTTAACCATGGATTTAATCCAGCAGCCTTTAAATCAGCCATTTGACGTTGAATAGCGGTGGAAGACATATATTCTTCCCAAGCACGTTGTTTAGCAGCTTCATTTGCGCTAAATTGACGAGCACTCTGATCCAACGCTAATTGATTTTGATATTGAGCTTGAGCAGCCTTTTGACCAGTAAAATCAAAGGCATTATTAAGCATAGTATAACCAGGAATAAAGAAATCAATACCATTAAAGTAATCATTTCCACCAAAGAATCCACCAGCACTATCTTGAGCAGAAGCCATAAATAATCTCCAATTAATGATGATCAATTAATCCTGGAATAGAATACATAGGCATTGGTCTAACATAAGTAGCATCAAAATAGAAATCAGCAATGAAATCTGGACCAGAATTACCAGAAACTAAAGCATCTTGAATAGCAGTACGATCTTGTTCAATAAAGGACTTAGATAATGTTGGTAAACTACCAAATCTAGTAGCAAGTGTCCAGAAAGCTAAACTATTAGAACGAGAAGGATTTAAAATACCAGTTACAATACTTGGTTTATAACGATATTCAGCCCAAGCTTCTTGATAACCAAATGGAAGTTCATCAGATGAAGTACCAGCATAAATCTCTTTATTCTTAATCTCTTGAGCACCTAAATTAGCAAACACAGGGAAATAGAAATCAGTTCTATGTTTTCTAGACCACATACGATTAACACCTTGACCATAAGTTTGATCAT